GAGGGTCTAATGAGGGAACAGCTGATTGGAGCAACCATCTAAGATTGCCTTCCATTGCTTCAGAGGTCTTTGTGTTGTTTTCGTCTTCAGGATCGTCCACAATTATTAGACTAGGACGTTGGTTTCCTATTTTAATTCCTCGCAACTGCTGACCTGTTCCTTTACAAATAATCATAGAGCCATCTTTCAACTCTACTTCAGCTTTAGACCAACTTTTTGCTGAGTGTTGTCCCCAATATCCAAACATTTCTCTGCATTGCTGGCTATAATCAAGCGTATCTTTTATTAATCCTAATAATTTTACAGCATGGTCTTGAGTTCGAGAGACCAAAACAATTAATTTCTTTCCTTCTCCAAAAAACAAATGATGCATGGGAAGAATACCGCCAACAATAGAGCTTTTAGCGTGTCCACGAGGGGCAACAATGTTTATTTGCTTATTCTCCAGGTTACCAATATGCTTTGTAAGGTCATAGTGGAAGTCTGGAGACTTAGCAGAAAACATATTAGGAATACAAATCTTCCCAAACATCATCATATCATCTTTTAATCGTAGGAGAATATCCTTTTTAGCTTTTTCGTCCACTAATAGTCTTTCCCAATCAAATATTGAGTGTCATCTTCATAAGCTTTTAGTCCCATGTCTTCTGCGACGGCTACTAAAACATTTGCAAAGGACTCAATTTTCTTTGAATCTTTTTCTGAAGCCTCTACAATAAAATGTTTAAGGATATATCTACTTTTTTCAATTACTTCATCTTTTTCTAATATTATTTTCATTCTGTTCCTACGTCCTCTGTTTTTTGCTCTATCTTTAATTGACGAGTTTCTTCTGTCGCTATTTCATCTAAGATCTTTTTTGTGACATCAATTTGAAGAGTTTCTGTTTTCTGCGTTTTGTTAGGAAGCATGTCCATTATTTTCACATACTGCTCTGCTCCTCTTAACATATTTGAAGGATCAGCATTTCCCCTTGCTATTTTTATAGCATCAGCAATCACATCCAGCACATCACCTTCATTTAAATTTCTATCTTTTAAGTATTCTTGTATTTTTTCGTCTACCATTCCTATAATCCTTTTTTGCTTAAATAATCTCTTGGCGGTAACGTCGGGTTTTTCCTGATCAGGACGATACACATTACCTAACTTTTCCCAGTCTATTTGTCCTGACCCAAGCATCATATTAACATATACTTTTACAGCGTTTTTTGTACGCTGTAAGGAGCTTTCTCTCTCTTGCCATGTCCTAGTTCCACTTTGACTATATTGGCCTGTATTTCGATGAGGTTCGTATAATAATTTTGATGTTGAGTTAACCCACATTCTGCCGTAGGGAAGCGTAATTTCTATGGAGTTTTTATATTTCTTTCGTTTAAGACATACAGCAACATAGCCATCGTCGGATATAGCAAGTTCATTGGGCTTTACATCTTTCCAGTATATGTAATCTTCTTCCCTTTCATCTGCCTCTTGTTTTGTCATAATTGGGTATACTACTTCATTCCAATTATTTATCTTCAATCTTCTAGAAAGGAAGTCCATTACTTAATAAGTATATATACTATATAATTAGTTAAACTTATTAAGTATATACTTATTAAGTTAAAAAAGCGAATTTTAGTGCTGAATGTCAAGGGTTAATTAATCTTTTTGTAATATTTTATTAATTTGCGTTACATCTTCGACATATGCCCAGCCTGTTTGCCTTTCTTCTATTTCTTTTAAAGCTGCATCATAATCAAGCTGAAATGCCATAGACTCAATATCACTTTCTGTAGCTTCTACTTCTATAAACTGCTTCAATTCTTCGCTCCATTTCTCTATAATCATAAAGGAAAATAAAAAATAGACTTTCGGCACATCTACCGTAAATGTTAAAAAATTATAAAAAAATTATTCAAGAGTGAGTGTGGGTAATATATGGTAAGTGCACCCCCCCGACCGAAGGCCCTATGCCCCTCTTTTTTGGTTGAGATTTTGGTTTCCCACCACATCTCTTTCCTACGTTGTACACCTTAGCCTTGGCTCTCCCCCTGTTAGTTTTAGAGAGCAATTAAGCTTTCATTTAAATTAAGGAGTCTTTATGACTTTTACTTTTATGGCTAAGAAACCTGCTAATGCAAAAGCCCCTGTTTTGTTGAAATGGAATTCCCTTACTGAGGATGTATCCAATGACGTAATTGAGACAGCTTCAGAGGCCTCTCATAGTATCTGGGTTACATGTAGTGATAAGCAGTCCAATGTAACTAAGGCTAAGCTGATGTTATCTGGTATGGCTAAGCATCTCAAGTTCGAGGAGGCTGTTCCTGCTGAGATTGGTAATGAGTTTGAGAACTCTCGTACTTATACTGTTTCTCGTGAGGTATTTGTTCCTGCTGATGATAACTCTGATCTGTTGGCTAAGTTCTTTTCAATAGAGTTATAGTAGGATAGTGTGTGTTTGTGAGGGGGATGTCTTGGTATGTCCCCTTTAACAAATCCTTGCATAATAAGTATTGCTTTTCTTTTTTAATGCTTATACCAGTGTATTATAAACTTCAAATTATACACTCCGCAGTCTTAGTGTTTGTTTGCAAAAAGTGGTTCTATCAACGTAATCGTCTTCCCACATTTAAAGGATAATGATAGATAGTAATGTAACAAGCACTAAGATACTACTCAGCTCCTCTACCGAATGGTTAACTCATGTGAAAATGAGGAGTTGGGTATATTTAATAACCGAGGTATGTAAAGCCTCACATTTAACTAGGAAGATAACATTATGGTGTAAAAATAGACTTACTGGTATGTCTGAAACTATCAGCATTCTATGTATATAGATAGATATTCATCACGGATACAATAAAAGTATAATTGGATATTAAGCTAAAAACAGGGAGGCGCACCTTGGACATAGATGATTAGAACTCAAACGCAATATTTATAGTATTTCTGCATTATGATTACAACATACATATGACTCGTCGTTGAGTGTTTATGGGGCTATTTACAACAAACCTCCTAATGAAGGGTTGTTAAGAACAGCCAATGCAGAATATTTATTGTAAGAAAATAATTTAATAACAGTATATAATCATTAACAACCCTCATCAAATAAGGAAGAAAAAATAATGGACGAACTAGTATATTTAATTATAAAAGATATAATTGACAATACAATTTATGAACCAACAAAAAAAGTTGGTGACAAATATTATGAACAATGGGCACATAAAGAAACTTTTGAAAAGAATTTAGAAGCTGATTTACAATTATTAAATAAGTCATCATTGTTTTTAATACATAGAACTATTTTACACAAAAAAGGAAAATAAGATAGTCAAGTAATAAACTTACCCTAAAGTGAGATACGGTTAACTGTCTACCAATAGGCAACTCATAGCTTGGGTATATTGGTCTCACAAATATTCACTGAGATAATAAGCAGTAGTGTGCTTACCTCGATAGTGAAACGCACTGGACAAAAGGTAAAGAATGAAGCTTTCGGGTCAATCATGTTCACTATAAACGTGGTTGACTTTCCAGCAAAATGTTTTATATGCACGGACAATATGTATTAAAAACATCCAACCTTAATAAAAACTTCAACTTAATTAAAAACAAATGGGTAACTAATGCCCCATTCAAATGGGTAACTAGTACCCCACTTTACAAGGAGATTGTATGTATTGCCCCTATAAATATAAATACGAGTTTGCTGAGTTTCTTAGTAATCATAGCAAACTAAACTTTAATAAATCACAAGTAAATAAGCTCACATTAAAACAATGTTATGCTATTTATTATAAACTCGGAGAACGATAAAATGATAAATCAAGTAACTAAAAAAGAATGTCTTGAGGCCATAGATTATTTATGGGCGATGGGATATACTATGGAAATGAACTCAGATAAAAAATACTACACTGAAATACTTCTTAAAAAAGTAGCTAATGTGTACAACATAAAACTAGGAGAATAACATGGGAAGATATTACAACGGTGACATAAATGGTAAGTTTTGGTTTGCGGTTCAATCTAGTACATGTGGCGAACAATTTGGAGCTAATGAAATGCCACCAACTTATATACAATATTGCATAGAAGATTCGGAAATAGCTTGCAAGAGACTACTAGAAATAAAAGATGCTCTTGGTAGTAAAAAGCTAAAAATATTCAATGATTACTTTAAAAAGAATAACGGTTACAATGACGAAGAATTAGCAGAATATTTTAAAACTCGTGGTTCTGAATTTAAAAGCCATGATTTAAGCTTATTTGCTGATTATGAATTTGGCGTAGAAGTTGTTGAATACTTTAAAAACCATGAAGGGCCTATTTATTATGACGCAGAAATATA